ATGATTGATTCTCCAGGTGATGCCCCGAAGGGCGGGTTGTTATTCCGGCCAAGCTACGCCATTAAGGTTGGCAATCATCCGAGATATACGGACTAGATGCGATGTCGGCGGCGGCGTTGGGATGGTGAAGCGGCCGTACATATGCGCTTCATGGTTATAGTCCGAGATAGCAGTGTTCAACGAACGGACCACTTCACGACGGGCTTTAGGACTGAGCCTAGGCGGTTTTTTATTTGCCATGATGTCTTGCTCCAATTGATGCCCGACTAGCGGGCGGGTTGATTAGTGCAGCACGGCGCGGTAGGCGGCGCGCTGGTGAGCAGCGTCCAGAATGTCGACCAGATTCCCGAAGTCGTCCATTACGGTAGATTTCGACCGCGTGTGCAGACCTTCGGTTTTATCAACCCAATACCCGAGATGCGACGGGTAGACATGGACATCCAAGCCGATAAATAAGTCGCTGCCGCTAAATTCGATACGTGCCATGATCATTTCTCCATTCCGCCGCGCCCGTTGCGCTGCCCATGTACGTATAATACACCGCCCACGTGTGAATGCAAGCACATTTTGCGTGCGATGTTGTAGATTAAACGCCAAGCGGCTGCTGCTCGCCGATTTCCGCGCACGCTATGCGCAGCGTGTCTTCGAGGCGGGCGAGCCACTTCGGCAGGCTCTCGTGATCGCCGCGCAGCAGGTGGCTGGACTGGTTCAGGACGATTTCCTTGTTCATGGCCGCCTCGACCTTGTCCCAGCCCTTGCTGTTGGCGGCGCGCACGCCCTGCGTGATCCGCACCAGCCAGGACAGGCGCTGCAGTTCGGCGGTGATGGCGTGCGCGGTGCCGGACTTGCAGCCGAAGTGAAGCGCGCAATACCAGTCGCTGCCGCCGGTGGCGCTGCTCGACTGCGTGCCCAGCATCGGGCATCCGTTCGCGGCGCAGTAAATGCTGTGTGCTGGGTCGCTCATGTTTTTGTCCGGTTGTGAAAATCATGGATATGCTTTTGCATGCCGCGCGGGGCAATCCACCGGCCGCATTCGCATTTAACCTTGGCTTGCTTCTGCAATCCGCCTTTTACCTTCGGTGCTCGCTTTGCCAGCGCCCGTTCCTTGGTGCAGTCATCGCACCGGTTTGGGTAGCCGAATGGCACTTCGTTAAGAAAGCAGCCGCAGCCCTCACAAAGCGTGCCATCAAGCATCATTTCGGCAATTTCACCCATGGTCATCTGCTCCTGGTGGTGTGAGGGATTTCATCCGTAGGCCGGCCAGCGCCTCCTTGAACTTGGCGCGCTCGGCTGTGGTGGTGTGGCCGAGCTGCAGCGCGGCCTCTGGCGCTGCGAACGGCTTGCCCTGCATGTTCAGGTAGCCAAGGCGCGCGGCTTCGGCCTGGAGCGCTTCCCGGGCTTCCTGCGTGCCGGCCGGGGATATCCAGTGCTGCGGCCCACGGCGCGCCAGCTTCTCCTGCTCTACCAGTCGATCGTAGCAAGCGCGAAAGGCCATGCGCGCAGCGTTCTGGTCGGGCCGGGCCTGCTCCATGAACGGGGCGGCTACGGCCAGCGCGGCGGCCGTCACTTGGTTCAGCAGCACCGGCACGCGTTCATCGAACGATAAACGGGCGAACGCTTCATCGGCGCCAAGCCATGTGTTGCGGCGGCGGCGATCGATCTGGTATTCGATGTGCGCGGTGTTCGGTTGCCACTGCCCCCGGTCCTTGTCCTGACGGTGCGCGGCCAGCGCGGCGCGGACCAGATCGAACGGGTAGCGCTCCAGATCCTCCCACAGCAGAACCTTGGCGCCGGCCGTCATCGGCGTGCGCATGCTGATCGCCTCGCACGTCGCATCCAGCAGCTCAAAAAACGGCAGCTTTTCGTGTTCTTCCATTATTGCTCCATGTCGATGACGTTCGGGTCGAAGGTCGGGATGCCCGCCAGCCGGCGCAGTGCTTCCTGATTGGTGTCGACCACCGTTTGCGCGCGATCCTGGTAACGAGCCAAGCGCGGCGCGCGCGCGGCCCACTCTGCGGTGTAGTGCTCACCGGGGCCGAAAAAGGTCTGCGCCATTTTCGGCTCACCAGATGTGGCAGCGATGTAAGCGGAGTAGCGGCGGACGCCTTCCAGTATTTGCGCAGGGTCTGCGCCAGCTTTGATGCGGGCCTGCCACTGCTTGAACGCGGCGGCCGGCGTGGAACCTTCGCGCCAGCGTGCGCCGTAATCCTTCATCGCGTCATAGGCCGCCGAGAACTCGGCCGGGTATTCTTTCTTGCCGCGCTTGACGGTGGCGCAGGCGACCAGCGCATCGTAGGCGGCCAGCAGCTCGGCCAAGTCGATCAACGGCACCGTAATTTCTTCGGCGCCCAGCGCGGTGTAGGATGCCAGCCGCGTGCGCAGGTCCATGTGGTCGGTGGTCATGGCTTGGCCGTCCCGCGCAGGTACAGCACCAACTCGGCATACTTCGGCGCCAGGTCTTCGGCGCGGAACTTACCGCCGCTGTCGATTTCCGACTGGATAGCGCGCACCAGGTCGGCCGGCGTGTTGCCCTCCAGCTGCTTGGCCGTGACCTTGCTTTTGCCCTGCATTTGCGCGAAGTGCTGCGCTTCCTTCAGCACCGAGCCGGCGCCCTCGCCTTTAGCCTTGACCATACGCACCGCAACCGACTTCGACACCTCGCCCTTGACAACCATCTGCTGTACATCATGGTTGGCGCCGCCTAGCACCAGCGCCGCGCGGATGGCCGACACCGACTCGATAAAGCCCTCGGCCATTTCTTCGACTGTCTGGCCGAAGCCGTCGCGCGCGCGGATGCACAGCTCTGCCAGCTGCATCGGCTTGAGCGTCTTTTTCTTGTTGCTCTTGCGAACATGGTACAGGCGTTCAAGGTCGTTGCCGGTGAACTGCCGGATAGGAATGGGGTACTTGCCGGTTTTCTTGTCGGCCAGGAATTCGCCCGCTTCGATAGCGCGGCCGATCTGTTTGTGGCGGCGATGGCCATCCACGATCCACACACCGCCGCCTTCACGCGGTCGCACATCCATCTGCGGCAGCGCCAGCACGCCGTGCTTGACGATAAAGCGGTAAAGCTGTTCGTCGTCCTCGTCCTGTTCGTCGGTTCGGCCGCCGGGGTTAAAGCCGGGTTCCACGTGCAGGTCGAAGTAGTCAATCTTTTCTGCATCGGCACGGATCAATTCACCGTCCAGACGCATTTGCTTGAAGGATTTCATGGACGACCTCCAACAGCGATTTTACGAAGCACAGCAGCGCCTGCAAGGCAGTAGTTCGCCTTCGACTCGGTGGTGGTGCGCATGCCTTTCTCGTACAGCTTGGGGCCGAGTTCTCCAGCAATCTCAGGGGTGATTTCTTTGCCGCCATGCGCTTCCAGCCAACCGGATTGCAGGGGGTACTTGATGCCGAAAGCGTGCGCTTCCATGGCCGTTACGATGCGTGGACCTTCTTCACCGTATTTTGCTTCCAGGTATTCGATAATGTTCATATCTTCCCTATAGTTAAGTTTTAGTACTGTTGTTGGTACTGCTGTTGTTTTTCGTTACTGCCTAGCGCTCAGACCCGGCTCCGTTCCCTCATAACCCCCCAATCCCCCCGGAGGAAGAAAAGAAGGTTGGATACTGCCTGTGCGACGAGCCACGGACACTAATCCCTTGAGCAAACCCCGGGCTGTCGCCCAGCCACAAATTGCCGTGGCCACCACCCGCCATGCTCTAACGCGGCGCGTCCTGTGGGATCTTGTGGACGCTACCGATACCGGCCTTAAACGCAAAAAAGCCCCAAGATGCTTTGGTGGATCGGGTCGGCCAACCTGGAGTAAGGACGGACGGTGTAACGTCCCTACTCCATTTTGCGATCCACCAAAAAACCTTGGGGCTACAGCACCGTCAAACATTTATTGTCTAAGCTGGCCGGCTTCGACAAGGCGAACTCTACATGTTTCTTTTGCTGCTGGTCAAGCGAAATCTTGCGGTTAATCAAATTAACGACGCCTGCGGCGGGGCCGATGGGATGGCGCTGATGCGGACAACCACGCGCGCCGGCTTATCGTCGGGTTCCATGCGCGATACCAGCAGCTGGAACACGGTCTTGTCGTCGCCGAAGGCGGAATCCTTCAGGCCGTCCAGCAATAATTTGGTTATATTGTCCGCGTCAATTGCCCGAACGCTATCATCCCAATGGGCGCCGAGCTTGCGCATGCGCTTCTGCCAATCCTTCGGGCGCTGCGGGTACATCCACAGTTCGACCTTGACCCGGCCGACGATCTTCTGGAAGCCGGCGGCCAGCGCGGCGGCGCGCACTTCGGCCTTGTAGGTGCTGGCCTCCTTCGTGTTCATGATCGACAGGTGCTTGCCGCGCGACACCGGCATGAGGTAACGGTTGGCCGAGAATATCGGCAGGGTGAGAACTATCATGGCATCAAGCCCTTTCGTTTAAGTATCGCCTGGCTCTCGGTGCGGGCCAGGTCGAAATATTTGTCCACCAGCGAGCGGTGCATGTGGCCAGCGTAGCCGCCGTCCAGGAACGTGTGGCAGGCGTAGCAACCATAGGCGCCTTCCTCGTCGCGCGCCTTGAGCCCGGCGCCCTTACCGTCCGCGTAGTGGTTGGAGTGACACCAGACCGTCGTGTCGGTGCCACGGGTGCAGCACGGGAAACGCAACGTGCATTCTTCGCCCTTGGCGCTCTTGCGAATCGGCGTCATCTTCGGCCCCTTCTGCTTCAGGGTCGACCGTTTCGCGCGCGGCGTCGGCGTCTTGCTGGTGGCCGCCGGCTTCGGCTTGAACGCGGTGCGGGTCATCGGTTTGGAGCGTGCCCAGGTCATGCATGCACCGCCGCAGGCCCGAACAGTGCAGCTACGAGCTCGTCCCGTACCATGCCGATCTGCCGCGCGCGCGTGATGATTCGCTTGGCATCCTCGACTTTGCGTGGCTGGATGATCTGCGGAAGCTTGGACTTCTTGCCGCGCTTCTTCGATGGTGGCGAGGCGTCAGGGCGCGCTTTCTCCGTTGCCGTCCATGCGCTCGGCAGTTGGCCGCCACGACTGCGCAAGCCTGGCGCGCACTCCACATGCCCCGACTCGCGCAATTTGTGAAGATTGTCCCGAATCGCGCTAGAACGGAGCTCGAACTTAGCGCAAAGTTGCATGACAGAGCACCCGGGTTGGCCGCCACGAAGTCGTAGATGCCCAGCATGCGCTCCAGGGCGAATTTCTCGTAGCGGTTCATTTCCGCTCCTTGGGGTAACGCGCCGCGTGGATGCCGGCGATGGCGATCAGCAGGTCCTGACCGCGCACGTCGGACAGGTCGAACAGCGCGATCAACTGCGCGCGGCGCGGGTCGACCAGCATCGGGATCGGCGCGGTCTTCTCGAGCTGGCGCCGGCCTTGCGTGACGGCGTTGGCGGCTTCAGTCTCTTTGATTAATTGAGCGAGTGCCTCTGGTTGGCTTATTTGATTCATGATTTCCCCTCGTTAGGTGAAGCGCAGCACCTGCTCGACAACATTGTCGAGGTCGTCCCGCGTGTAGTTGGTTAAAACGTGCTTCAGGATGACGTTGATAATCGAGTTGTAGAGCCGGTCTTTTTCATCGTCCGGCATGCTGCTGAACGACCAGCTCTTGGCGATGTAGCGAGTCTCGCCGTTGACCCGGACTCGCGTTTCGTAGAAGCCGGCCAAGATGGTGATGTCCTCGCGGAACTGGTCGAAGTTCTTTTCGATCGGCACGCCCTTGTGCTCTTTCGCCACCGGCGTCCACGCCTCATACGCAAGGTTGGCCAAAGCGAAAATCTTACGGTGAAATTTCACATTGTTGTGGCGTGTCATCTGGACCTTGACGCCCTGCCCGAGCTTCATTTTGGCGATCGCCTCGACGCCCTGCGGATCGACCGGAACAAGCGAGCCGTTCGCGGCTTTGGCGAGAACGATTTCCATAGTTAGGCCTTTGGCGGGTCCAACTTATCGACGCGAGCAATCGGCCAGTTGGTGGCGCGCATGATCTTGACCTTTGTCGAATCGCTCACTGCCATGCCAGCGCGGTATTTGCAGATTGCCGCAGGTTGAACACCGATGAATCTTGCTACATGGGCGTCATTCTTAAGCAAAAATTCGCTTGCAATAGTATCCAGCAAGGCGTGTTTCTTTTCCGATGGCTTGTTACTCATGAACTATTCCTTTTTCAAAAGAAGCCAAATGGCTACTGATGATCATAGTAACGCTTAATGCGGTACCTTGCAAGAATAATTTCGCCAAGAATATTTCAATCAACAACATAAATAGTTCTTGACCGATGATTGTTGCGGGGATATAGTTCTCTCCATGGCATCGCACTCAGCGGGCCATTCACCCTAAACCACAGGAGCTTCAATATGAAACGCATCGCCACCGCAATCGCCGCATCCGTGTTCGCCATCGCCGCCCACGCCGGCACGCCAACCGCCGTCACCAACTCGACCGGCACCGCTGTCTTCGGCACCGACCAGGCGCTGTCGGTCGAGAAGGACACCTCGTCCGGCGTCAACCGCGTCAAGGTCAAATACTCGTCCGGCTACCAGTACGTGAACGACGATGCGAGCTGGGCGCGCTACGCCAAGATCGTCGCGAGCTTCGCGCTGCCGGTCGCGGCGACGCCGACGCTGATCTACGATATCGCCAAGGTGAACACGATCGCGTGCCAGGGCGGCCAGTCGCTGGTGGCGTGGCCCAACGTCGGCATGGCCGAGACGCTGGCCGACGGCTGCGCGTTCTTCAATGCCGCGAAGGGCGCGTCGCAGTAATCGCGCTGCGCTCTACACCAACCCGGCCGCGTGCCGGGTTTTTAGCTGAAAAGGTCGGCGCCGCTGGCCAAACCAAGGGGATGAAAATGCCAACTATTGAATTGCACCTGTCTATCGGTTACTCAAATGCCTCACGCACAGACGTGGAAGAAATTGACGATGAACTTTGGGAAAGTCTTAACAAAGAAGAGCGTGAAAAGCTGCTTGATGAAATTGCTCAAGAATGGTCAAACAACTACATCGATTTGAGCGCGCGGGTGAAAGAATGAACCGACCAATACCAACCTGCCGCCCGGTGTGGAACCGCTGGGCCTTCCGCCTGATCGTGCTGATCGTGGCCGCTTTCCTGCTGGGTGCGGGGTGGCCGAAATGAGTGAGTGGCAACCAATCAACACGGCGCCTACCAATGGCACCGAAGTAATGCTCTACTTGGGCGCGCCATTCTCGAGAGTTACTATCGCGCGCTGGTTCCAGCCCTGGTCTAACTGGCAAGAGGGAGGATTCCCTGGAATTGGTGATGAATATTGCGGCATTGGTTCTGCCTGCCCAAGTCACTGGATGCCCATCCCACCACCACCCGAAGTTTAAACGCTGGTCTACCAGCAGAAGGAAGGAAGAAGATGAGCCGCAATAAAAAAGAAGGACTGTATGTAGGTGTGAACAAAGGTAAGCACACACGCGCCAAGATCTTGAGCGCAGTGCACGGCATCAGCCTGATCTTTGTACGCAAGCCGGCCGCGCCAACGGCGTTCGCAGTTCGCATGTACCGCAATGGAGTTTGGAAATGACCCGCTCGACTGTAACGCCGATGCTGGCGCTCAAGCGCTTGGCCGACATCGTGCGCCAGCTTGACGCGGCCGAGTGCCCGGCACTCTACAACCAGATTCAGGGCGAGCTGGCGGTTGCGGACATGATGGTACGGGATTGGGTGGAGCCTACCGCCCAGCCAGCCATAGTAGCGGTGCCGGATCAGGTGCCAGTAGCACATGACGTAATGTACGACGGCGAATCATGCGGGAACATTTTCCTTACCATGAAACGCGCGGAGGAGCACAAGCGCCACATGGATTTAGCATACCCGGATCGCGACCGCGTAATCCGCCCGCTCTACGCCGCCCCACAACCCGAACCCGCGCAGCGTGATGTAATTGTAATGCGCGTTAACGGATTAGAGGTAGCCCGCGCTGCTCTCAATACTGCCGAATATGCGATTAAGGGCCGCGAGCATACTGGATTCATTCACAAAGCTATTGCTGCCATAGACGCGGAAATTGCAAAGGAGAAGCAATAATGAGCAAAGACCTGCACGACAAAATCATGAATATCCGAGAGAAGCGAAGGCACTTGGAATTTGATAACGCGCATGACAGAATTTTGTACAAGGAAGGGCACCGCGATGCCCGGCACGCTGCCGCTGAACTGGCAATCGGCTACGGCGCCGCTCCCTCAGTCGCCAGTGGTGCGCCGGCCGTGGAAAGCATCGACTGCGAGGAATTCCGCAAGCTGGCGGATGCGTATCATTGCGTCAGAAAACAAGAGGATGTTGAGCCGACATACGACGCACTATTCCAGTATGTTGATAAAGAAATTGAGCGCCAGATGCGCGCATATGGCAAAGCCTGCGCTGCTGCCGAGCGTGCTGCATGTGCAGGGATTGCTGATCGATTGCACCATTACCACCCGGACACGCGCCCACATATTGGCGACGCCATCCGTGCCCGCGCAGCCCTTGCCGCTGCTGGCGTGGAGGTGAAGCCGTGATCGTTGACGACGCCCCCATCACGCCCGAGCCGATCACCGCCCAGGAGCGCGCAGACCTCAAGGACGAGCGCCAGTATGGATAACGCTGTCTACGTGATATGGGCGGTGCTGGGCGCTGTTGCCGTTCTGGTCGCGATCGCCAGAAAGTAACTGGTCAGCTTTAGATACTTTAGTAATAGCTTATGTTTTCATTATACGAATATGCATCAGAAAAGCATATCGCCGATTCTTTGATTTTTATCAAATACTCAAAAGTAATAGGATTGCTGGTTGTTATGGTTGTACAGCCTAGACTGGTTCCGTACCATCCTGCTTTATGAGCTTTACGCCTTAGCGGCTACAAGCTTCTACGGAAAAACGCACTCAACCAGCCGTGCGGGCTTCCATTTTTAAGGTGAAAACCGCAGTACCTTTATAGGAGAAGCCGTGAAACCAACGCAAGAGGAAATCGCCGAGCGCCTCGACAAAGAAAAAGCCCGGCAACAAGACAAACCGGTCGCCGTTTGGCGGCCGACCACCACCAAGGAAGAAAAGGAGGAAAGGCAAAAACAGATTGACCGGGGAGAAATCCCGTTTTAGTATCGCTGCACCAACCAAGTTTAACCATCGCAACCACCAAGGAAAACCATGAGCATCGTCTCCCTCGTTATGGGCGAGTCCGGCACCGGCAAATCTACCAGCCTGCGCAACCTGGACCCCGCCAACACCTTCCTCATCCAAGCAGTCAAGAAGCCCCTGCCGTTCCGGTCTGCCGACTGGAAGACCGCAGTGAAAGGCGCCGGCGGCAATATCTTCGTCACCGACAACAGCGACAAGATTTGCAAGACGATGGCCGCCACCAAGGCCGACATCATCATCATCGACGATTTCCAGTACACGCTGGCCAACGAGTTCATGCGTCGTGTTACCGATCAGGAAAGCGGCAACGGCGCGTTCGCCAAGTACAACGAGATCGCCCGCAAAGCGTGGGACGTGTTCATGGCGGCGTCGGCGCTGCCGGACCACAAGCGCGTCTATATCCTGAGCCACACCACCACGGACGAAGCTGGCAAGACCAAGATCAAGACCATCGGCAAGCTGCTGGACGAAAAGATCGTCTTGGAAGGCCTGGTCACGATCGTACTGCGCACTCTCAAGATCAACGATCAATACGTGTTCGCCACGCAGAACAGCGGCAGCGACACCACCAAATCGCCTCTCGGTTTGTTTGAAGACGACCACATCGAGAACGACCTCGCCGAAGTGGACACGGCCATTTGCGCCTACTACGGCATCACCCCACCTACCCAGGACTAAACCATGTACAACCTCGATCCCAATCTCGCAAAAAAAGCCGACGTCATCGGCGCCTATATCCAAGACACCGGCAAATACGTCGGCACGTTCCTGCGCGCCGAAAAGCTGGTGAGCGCCAAGGCCGGAACCGATGGCATCGGCTTCGCCTTCAAAGACGATTCCGGCCGGGAATGCCGCTTCGATGTCTGGACGCGCAAGCCTGACGGCACCGAGCTTTCGGGCCTGAACCAGATCAACGCCATGATGGGCTGCCTGAAGGTCCGGACCATGAAGCCGGTCGCCCTGAACGTCAAGAAGTGGGACGCCGACAAAGGCATGGACACGCTGCAGGATGCGCCGTGCTTCGCCGAGTTGATGGGCAAGCGCATCGGCCTGCTGCTGCGCATGGAAGAATACGAGAAGATGAAGAACGGCGCAAAGACAGGCGAGACCGGCTGGCGCGTCGGCCTGTTCGCCGTTTTCCAGGCCGACACCGAACTGATGGCGTCGGAGATCCTGGCCAGCAAGACCAAACCGGAAGCGCTGGAAAAGATCGTCACCATGCTGGCCGACAAACCGCTGAAGAAGGGCTCGCCAGGGCAGCGCGTGGCAGCGGCCAACGCTGATGGCCCACCGGACAGCATTCCGTTTGACGACGATGTCCCGTTCTAGGAGAGGCGCCATGGAAAAGAGCACTCACACCGAGCGCGTCGCCGTGGCGCTGGCTATGCGGGCCGCTTGTGCGGCTGAAATCGAGCGTTACGCCCCTCCTGTGCAGGCTGAAGGGTATCAGCGAGAGAAGGACAGTTTGCGCCTGATGGCGGATCGTATTCGGCGCATCGATCCCGTTGATACCCTTCCGACCGAAATGCAATTGGCGGAAAAACTATCGGACAAAGAAGCGTTTGAGAAAGCCGCCAAGATCGAAAACTTCCCGATCGCCAAAAAAGATGACGGGTCTTATTTCCACCCAATCACCATCAGGGCGTGGAAGCTCTGGCAGATGGCGATGCAGCACAAAACCCCTTAACCCACCACGAAAGAAAAACATGAGCGATACCGAAGATTTCTACCTGACCAAAGAACGCATGGCGCTGAACGTCAAGAAACGCGACGAGCAGCATGGCGACAACAAGGTCGCAGCCTATGATGCGGTGCTGACCGGCGACTTCCCCAACGCGGTCCTGATGAAGCTTGACTCGGATCTGCGCGGCGTGTTCTACGCGCCCGATGACCAGCAGGACATTGAGCAGGATTACTACCCCAACCTGCGCTTCCCGCTGATGGGGCCGATTGCATGGGGGCTGGAAAAGTCGCGCATGACCTTGGTGGTACATGACGCCGAGTTCGCGGCCGAAGACCTGTATCTGATCGGCAAGGACATCAAAGACATCAAGCTGACGCTCAAGGAAGGCGGAACGGTCAGCATGAAACTGCGCGTGGTGCTGGGTCAGCTCGAAGAAGGATCGTTGCTCAAGCTGCTGCGCATCGACAACCAGACGGTGCCAATCAGCCTGTGGCAAGCGGCCATGGAAGAAGAGCCCGACAACTTCGAGCAGGCCGACCTGCTGAGCCAGGAGCCGAAGAGCGCCGCGCGCGAGGAAGCCGAGAAGGCATTCACCAACCCGGCCGGCGCGCAGTCGCCCGAGGAACTGATCGGCCTCACCCCTGAGCCGGCGCCGCCGTTCTGATCATGAGCCTGTGCGCTTTTTTCCAAGATCCCGCACAGGCCCGCTGCTGCCGCGCCGACGTCCAGTATCTGGCGCTGGCCGGCGGCGCGGTGCACACGATGGTCTTCCGCCTGCCGTGCTTCGATCTTTCGAACAGGCGCGGCGAGGACGTCAAGCATTGCCAGAAATACCAACCCAAGGAGCAACACGATGGAACCGAACAATAACGAAGAATGGGCCGACCTGGTCCGCGCGCAAGTCGCGCATATTGACTCGCTGACACTGGCGCTTTCTGAGGCACAGTCGCGGATTGGCGGGCTACTGGTGATGCAGGCTGGGCTGGTAGAAGCGCTGAAATACGCAAGGGACTGGCTAGCGGGCCAGGATGGAAATGCAATGCTGATTGCCATGAATAGTCCAGATGTGAAGGCAGCATTCGCAAAGATGGATTTGGCACTTTCCAAGGTGACGCCATGAGCGCGCCGGTTGATCTGTCGGGGCTGCAACGTTATACGGCCGATTGCGGCGAGTCGGGGCCATTCCATGAGCCTTGCCACGACGGCGAGGCGTATCTTGTTGCCGACGTACGCGCCCTGCTGGCTGCCGCGCCAGCACCGGCCGCGCCAACGGCATCGGCGGATACGAAAGACTTTGAAAGGCTGGCAAACAAATGGTTTAGCTCTCGCTTTATCAGCACGGCAGAACTAGGTAAGGCATGGGCTGAAATGGCCGCCCACATCGACGCGCACACAGCGCGAGCCGTGGCGGCAAAGCAAGCCGAGATTGACCACCTGAAATTCGAGCTGCACGAAGCGACCAATTCGATTGTGGCGCGCATGGCCGCCCCACAGCAGCATGCGCAAGCGGGGCTGAGCGATGAGCAAGCACGATACATGGTCGATGTTGTTTGCGGCGTTATTTCTAAATGGCCGGCCATCTCGGATATGGATGAGCAGTCCACCGAAAAAATGTGCGACGCGATGAAACGCGCCATCCTCGCCGCCAGCCATCAGCCAGCCGCAGCACCAGCGACCTACATACTGGGGGATAAGGCTGACGCGACCTACACGCCACCCGCGACCAAGCAGTGCGGGGAGTTGCCGCAGGATGAGCGGGCGGCGTTTGAGGCTTGGGGCAAAAACACTTTCAACTATGGGTTCAAGCCTGAAACGTGGCTCGTCAATGCTTCTGAATACGGCCACGAAGAAACGCAAATGGCATATGAGGGTTGGCAGGCCCGCGCCGTTCTCACCCAACGCGCCGCCAGCGTACCGGCGCAGCCCTTGACGTCGATGGGTGAAGATGGCGACCAGTGGTATTTTGACTGCGACGGCCACTACATCGACGTCAAACGCGACGAGGACGGCAAGTACAGCATCTTCTTCCGCAACCGTAAGGATGGCTCCGAAGGCTGGTACGATCAGGCGGATATCGCCAGCGTACCAGCAAAGGAATTATTTGCTGAAAAGCTGGCGCGTGAGATGCGAGAAGGAACCGCTGTCTTCGTTTCGGCGATCGATGTTCCTGCTGCCAGCGTACCGGATGCGGGGCGGGACAGGGGGAGCAATGGAAAAGATTGATCTGATGTATTGCGATAAAGGCGAGTTCAAATCTTACATTGGGGATAAAGGTACTCGCGAATACAGCCTCTGGCAAGGTATCCGCGCACGCTGCTTTAGGAATAGCAGCAAGAAAGACGCAGGATATAAGGATTGCACAGTAGACCCTAGATTCTATGGATTTCAAGCATTTGCCGCGTGGGTGACTAAGCAGATCGGTTTTTATGATGGTTTCCAGCTAGACAAAGACCTACTCGTAAAAGGCAATCGGACTTATGGTCCCGATCAATGTATTTTTCTTCCGCATGAGATAAATAGCTCGCTTATAAAAAACTCTGGTATCAGGGGCGATCTGCCCATTGGGGTTCTTCGGAACGCAGGTCAGGCGATTAATCCTTTCAGAGCGTGTATCAGCATCAGTCAAAGGAATCGCCGAATTGGATCATATGAAACGCCGAACGAAGCTTTTCTGGCGTACAAGGAAGCGAAAGAATCAGCCATAAAGGAATTGGCGCATAAGTACAAGCACGCAATTGACCCACGCGCGTTTGCCGCATTGATTAATTATCAAGTTGAAATAACGGATTAGGAGAAGCCATGAGCGAACTTTTGCCATGCCCGTTTTGCGGTAGCGAGCCGCTGATGAATGAAATCGAGCCACATGTGCATGGCTTAGTATTTGGCGATTTAAAGATGCCGGACCACCCCGGCAGCTTTACGGTGGAATGCCCAACTGAGGGCTGCTGCGGCATGATAGCCGACACGAGGGACGAAGTCGTAGCGGCCTGGAATCGTCGCCCTGCTCAAGCGCCCAGCGCACCAGTAGCGCGGGAGGTGCCGGGCTGGCAGTTGGTGCCAAAGGAGCCGACGACCACCATGATGGACGGCGCTTTTGATAACATCAGCCTTTCAGATGCGCACTCGACATACGGCGTCACGCAACACGTCTGGGCTTTTATGCTCGCCGCCGCTCCCACTCCACCACAGCCAGGGGAGGCGTGATGAAGGACCACGAAATTAAGGCGCTCGTGAACGATCTGCGCGACATCGCTGTGAAATACCACAGCAGCGGCCAACTGCGTGAGCGCATCGCGCATGTCATCGTGCCTGTGCTTAAGCCACCCTCCACGCTCGCCCAGCAGGTAGCCGAAGCGCAGGCCGAGGTCGCGAAGTGGCCCGAGGGGAAGCTGGCCGCCGTCAAGCTGGCGGGAGGGGATCAGCCGTGACCATCGCCAATCAACGCAAGTTCATCGACCAACTAATGGTGCACACCGGGGCCATATGTCACCAGGAATTGGGGCGCATGTTGGACCTAAACCCATCAGTGATCAGCAAGTTGCACCATCACCCAAAGCCTGGCATGAAGCTGTCGACGTTGGCGGGAATTTCCGCGCGGACCGGCATCAAGGTTTCTACGTTGGCCGGCTGGCTGGCGGGGGAAGAGATTTAAACCGTAGCCGTCCGGATGACGGCATCAACGCAAAGGAATAATCATGTTCATGTTTGATTTTGTGCGTAGGCGCAAAGAGAAAGAAGAAGCCGAGAAAAAGCGCAAACAAGAGGCGCAGGCAGCAGAATACCAAGCTGCCCAGGCCGCACAGAAGAACCGTTGGGATAGCGATCTTTTGAACCCGATGAATCTCGCCAGTCCGCTGAGCCCTCTACATCAGGCGGCATTTTATTCCAGTCCAAGCACTGCTCCGGCGCGAACAAGTGATTGTGACCAATCACCATCGCACAACAGTTCGCATTCAAGCAGCCACGACCACAGTAGTAGTTGCTCCAGCAGTTCAAGCAGCAGCGATTACGGGTCTTCCAGCAGCTACGACAGCGGATCATCGTCCAGCGGTGGTAGCGATTGGTAATCCACCACTACCAAACAGAAGCCCGGTTCAAGGACCGGGCTTTTTCATTTCGTCAGGCTGCTGATCGTCGCATCTTTAACCTGAGAACTTCGGGAGGAACCGAATTCAAACTGGTGAGCGTCACGCAGGCACAGCCCGAAGGTGGCCGCGATTGTCGATATCAGACCGATGGCCTCGCCCGGGATCTTGTCGCGGAAGAAGCACAGCACGATCAGGCAAGCCAGCAGCCCGACCACATCGAGCGCCACCATGATATCGGCGCGCACGTTACGCTTGCCCAGCTTGGCCAGTTCCACGTCGCGCACGCGGGCGCTCTGCACGTCAGCGAGGTAGGCGCGGGTAAGATCATTGTCGGCGGCTTGCGCGGCCAGCTGGAACTCCATGGCCTTCTGTGGATCCGCTTGAATGGCAGCAAGCGCCGCATCCGGTGTAGGCTCGCCGGTGACGGTCTGCGCGATGTTCACGACCTGCTGCGCAACCGTTGCAGCCTTCTCCGAGCCGGTGAAATACTGGATCAGGGAAGGGGCGAACTTGGCGAGGCCAAGCGCAATCGTGATCGGATCCATATCAGCACCCCACCGTAACAGTCGCCAGCGCCCATGCAGCAGCCCAGGTTTCTGGCTTTGGCTTCCCCGGCGCCCATGCTTTCTTGTACTGCGCCCAGCCTTCATCTTGCATCACCGCCAGTTTCGACGGAAGCGTGTAGAGCAACAGGCGGCCAGCAGCGAAGGCCACGATGTCCTGATACCGGATGGCTTCCCACAGGCCGGCCGGCGTCGGCGTCACGTTGTAGGCCTCGCAAATCGCCTTCATGTATTTGCTGGTGGCTGGCCTGTTCAGCATGTCGATCAAGCCGCCCGTGATTTCCCCTTGCAGGAACGAGACAGCAGGCCCATTCTCGGCGCCGCCTGCAGTGACTTGGCGTCGATGCTTCAGCCCGGATTCCTGAATGGCTATCGCCAGGAGGTGGCGCGCGGCCAGCGGGCTGGATGGAATACCGAGCTGCGCCAGCTCATCGAGCGCGGGACGGATGGCGGTTTGGTACAGTCGTTGGGGGGTCATTTCAAATCCTCCGGCTCCGGCGCATCGGCCTGCCAGGCCTTCCACACGCGGATTAGTTTGATCAACTGGATGGCCAGCACCACGGCGCCGGTTAGCGTACCGATCGCCAAACTCATAGTGCCGATGACGCTTTGCACCATGTCCAACTTAAGGGCGCCACCGGCGGCGGCGGTCGCCCCCGCCACCACGGTTGCCACCTTCGGATTGCTGGCCGCCGCCTCGATTGCTTGCCCTACGGTTACGTGCTCGTCGTTCATATAAACGCCTTTCCAATAACATTCTGGTGCCAGCCACGATAACCACCGCGAACCAGATCGACCCGTAAATAATCAGCCCCATGGTGGTCCACCAGAAGAAGTCGGCCCCATTGCACATAGCTCAATCCCCACATAAAAACGTTGTAGAAGATCGGCGGGGCATAGGCCGTGTAGGCTAACCAGCCTACGAAATTAGCGACAATTGAGACGAGGCATAGGATCTGCATGTCGCTGCATAAGCGGCCCGAAACAAATCGGGGCGCGGCTTTCATAATCAGTAAATCTACGACGGCGGCGCTCAAGTGGAATGCAAGCAGACCGGCATCGGTGTTGGGTTTGTTGGCCAACGCCACCGAGTGTGCATGCATCGCCAGCAGAATGACCACCGCCAGCGTTATCCTTGAGCGCCATCCGTTCATTATTTCTTGGTCTTCTTGGTCGTACCCTTCGGTTTCGGCGGTGGTTTCTGTTCGCCGCCGCCTGCTCCGGTTGCTTGATTGATGTACATGATGCTTCCTTTCGTGGTTGATGATTATTGGCCGAGCAGTTGCCGCAATTGGCGCTCGCGCTCGTCTTGGTTAAGTTGGTCCGTTTGGGGCATAAACGGAACTGGCGAAATACCATACGGCATTGTTCCAGAAGCGGGCGGAAGCGTTCCCGAACCGGGGCCAGCTACCAGCGAACGCGGCGCGCTGAGCGTATTCTTTGCCTGTGTGCTAATGATGATGTTTTGCAGTGGTTCGCCAATGGCTTGGCGGCCAAATGGAATCTTGCCAAGCAGAGAGCTACCAGCGATGCGGTCGATCATCCCGGCCAAACCTGCGGCCGTATTTGAGTTGTTGACGGCGGTCCCTGCAGGTTGCACCTGCTCATAGCTGGCAACGCGGCCAAGCGCCTTCAACTGTTCGACCTGATCTTTCGGGAAGAACAAATTCAGTTTTCGGTCACCAATGTTGCGCAGAGCCTTGTTATAGCCAGATTGGCTGAAGTTGGCGATTTCGTCAGCCGCACTACCCTTGGCCTGAGCCTTGAGGTAGGCCGCGATTTGTTCGCGGATGGCCGCCTGCGCGTCGGGGCTGTCGCGGACTGCGCTCTTGAGGCGCGCAACGCTCATCACATTGGCGTCCTTGCCTTTGCCTATGATGAAATCGTTGACGAATTTGTCGGGCTCCACGCCGTCACGGATGGCTTGCAATGCCGGCGTCGCTTCCACGATCTTCATATAGCGGCGATTGGCGGTGCGCGCGGTGTTGAACGCATCAATCGACTCGCGGCCGATGTCCTGGCCGGGGAGCAACGGCGTATCGTCCAGGGCGCCGCGAACAATCCCCAGCGCCATGCGTTCTTGCGGGTCCGTGGACGAGCGTTGTAGTTGCGCGATACGCGTTTTCATCTGCTCGGCGGCTTCCACCGTCAGGCCCTGCGGCGCCGGGGCGTTGCCGCCCTGTGGCGCTACGACTTCATTCCACGGTTTGTTGAGGATATTGCGGACGTCGGCCGGCAGCTTGGTGCCAAGCAAATTCTGATCGAGTGCAGCATTCGCACGTGCAACGAACTCGGCCGGATCAAGTTGCGCAGATTGGCCGTTCGTCGCACGTGCAGCGTCGTAGCGTTGACCGATTCGAGCGCGCATGCCTTGGTCCTTGGCGTCGAGGGCGCGGATCACCCGTTGCGCACCGCCGATCTGGTCATCTGCAGTCGCGGCGCCGAACTCGTTCAGCTTGTTCGTCAACTGCATGTTGTTGCTGTTCTGCGTCTGCGCCAGTGCCTGCGCCGCCGGGTCATTGCTGTTGACGCCCTGCTTTGCCAGATTACGCTGGCGCGTGATATCGGCGACATCCAAGGTTAGACCGGCCTTGGTAGGCGCTGCGCCCGTCAGCCGGTAATCGGCCAGACGGCGCACGGCATCCGGTGAAAGGTTGTCGCTGATCTTCATGGCCTCGGCAACGTCCTTGCGCAGGCTGCTTGCTACCTCAGCCGGAAGGTCGGCCAGCGTCACCCCGGCCCCGCCCTGGCCACCTAAAGCGTTGTTGATCGTAACGTCGACCTGCAATTGCTGCTCGGCCGTCAGCGGTGAAGAACGGGACGCACGGCCGGCTATTGTGTTTCCTGCCCTGCTGGCAACTCCCATCAAAAGAGGTGCGGCAAGTCCAGCGCCGATCGAGGCGGCCATCTGAGCGCCTTCCCCGCCGCCGGTTTCGCGCGTGTAACTGCCAGCCGCGCCGCCAGCGCCAGCCGATAGCAATTGCGATACTGGTTGCGACGCCAGCGCACGGCCTACCCCCTGCGCGGCGCCGCTCCCAACTCGCGCCAACGTATTGCCGATCCCGATCGGGACCAGGCCGCCCGCAACGGCCCCCACAGCGTCTCCAGCGATGCGCTCGCCCGCGTTGCGGGGCTTTGGTAGCCCGATGTCGTCGGCAAGCGCCTGGCCGCTAATAGGCCCGAACTGGAATGGCTGCTCACGTTCCGCTGGCGCGCGATAACGGTTGACCCGCTCCTGAGAGTCGGCGATGAAGGAGTTGATGCCCTTTCGGATAGGCGATGTCACGAATTCAGCGGCGGTTCCCAACCCTTGCAAGATACCTCGCGCGCCAAGGCCGAGCTGCGTCGGCGTGTCGTTGATCAGGATGTCGAGCTGCTTTCCTGCCGGCGCCTCCTTAGGCGCTGCTTTGGACATCTTGAAAGTGCGTTGCGCATAGGCCATCACCTCGTCATCGGTGGCGCCGTCAGGAGCGTTGACCTCGTAGGTTTGCCCTTCCGGGCTGGTGACGCGGTATTTTGGCATTTAGTCCACCTTCTGGATTGACCAGCCGCCGCCCGAGCTGGCGCGTGCTGGCGCAGTCATCTTCGCTCGGCCAGAGCTGTTGTTAAAGCCCTGAATGACCAATTGCCGATTCGTTGCCTTGTTACGGATTACCGCTTCTGAATCCCCTGGCTGCGGGAAATACTGCTTGCGGGCATTGTCGAATTCATCCTTTCCGATTGCGGCGCCTGACTCCTGGCGCAACGTGGCATTGATGAAGTCGCGCTGCGCCTGTTCGGCGATCTGGTCATTGTCGCTCAGGGCGTAGTTTGTGGCGGCACCCAATGCGCCACCGATCAGCGGCCAGTTAGCCACCTGCGATTTCGAGTTGATCAAACCCGGGCTGTACTTATTGCTCAAACCTGTCAAAATCTTGTCGGCCTCAGTCGCGCGCAGACCATACGCCGCTGATTTCCCTTGGAACTCGGTGGGGGCCTTTTCGCTCGATGCTCGATCGCGCGCAATGGCGTTGGCCTCGATACCGCGTGCATTGTTAAGGTTTTGGCCTCGAATGGTCGCAGCAACCTGCGCGGCGGAATCCGGGGATTGAGTGTTCTGTAGTGAACGAACGGTGGCGCCGGTGTATGGATTCGCCAACTGTGTCGTGCCGCCGGTGTTGATCTTTTCCAGCTTCTCGGCCACTTCCAGCGGGACAGGCGCGCCGCTGGTGCCATCTTCGAAGTATGGCGCGTAAAGAACCCTTCCTCCATCCTGAACCTTTTGCCACTCCTTTACTTTAGGCTGAAATTTTAGAGCCGCCGCCTCAGTGGCATCCGCCTCGGGGCCGAAGCCAGCATTGCGCAGAGCTTGCGCCTGAGCCAGCCTTTGATGATACAAGCTACCGCTTTGCGATGACCCGCCAGCTTGAGCTTGGGGTGGCGCCATGGACTGCATACGCGCCGCATTCTCGATGGTAGGTGATAGGCTATTGCCCATAGCTGGCGCCGTTTGAATCGCCCCCTGTTGCGGTTGCGCTCCGGATTGCTTGATATAGAATTGGCGCAACTGCTCAGCCCGGTCACGCAATGTCTGCTGGTTGGTAAGGTCGCTTTCCGCATCTTGTATCTTCAGGCCGGTAAGTTTTGCAATTTGCGCCGCTTGCTCCTCCTCGATCTTTTTACGCTTTTGCGCGTCAATGCTTTGCTGGTATGCCTGGATGCCGCCGCCCAGCGCGCCGCCGAAGCTCATCGGGCGTCCAGTGTTCGCGCCCTGTAGCGTGTTTGCGGCAAACGCCAACAGCCCCTGCGTCTGCTCCGGGCTCAAGTTGGTGAGGCTGTCAAGAATTCCCATGATGTCCCCAATTAGTAAGTGCCAGGCGTGATATTTTGCGCGTTTGGCTGGTAGCTGCCTGGCGCGACATTTTGCGCATTCGGAGTACCCCAGCTACCAAAGGCGCCGGACTGCTTGATGCCGTTGAACAGACCAAGGCCGGCTGTTGCGCCGCCAAGGATATTCGCCCCGGTGTTGCTGGCATATGGCTGCGTGGTGTTCGTGCTGCCGCCGGCGCCAAGGTACGGCGCCAACAGCCCATTGACTTGGCCCGCCCGATTAATCGCGTAGTTGTCCTGATTCTGCGCGTAGCCATATACGTTGCCCAACAACCCGCTGAGACCAGCTAGGCCGGCCTGCTGATTCGTGCTGTTGAGGGCATTGGTCTGCAACTGCGCCGACTGGTTCGCCAAACCGGTCTGCTGCTGCAACCCAGCATTGAACTGGTTGTGGTTGTTGTAGGCGTTGGCGTTTTGCGCTGACGACGCGTTTTGCGCTGCCGCGTTCGCCATGGCGGTCTGCTGCGCCTGCGCCGCGTTCTGCTGCGCGACACCGTATTGTTGGCCGCTCAGAGTCTGCGTAGCCGAGAGCGCCCGGTCTTGCCCAGCGTTGTACGATGCGGCCTGGGCGGCGGTCGTATTCGCGCTGTTCTGCGCGGCAAGGGCGGAATTCGCATCGGTCAGCTGCCGCGAGTAGTCGCTCAGCGCGTTGCCCTCGGCGATACCCTGGCGCGAGCCGCCATACTGCCCCGACAGCACAGACTCGCTGCGGATACTGGGCAGGAGGTTCTTTTGCAGGCTGTCGGCCAGCGTGTTGGCATTCTTCTGGAACCCGGCGTTCGTGGCGTCGACGCCGGCCTGCAAGGATTTCGTAAGATACGGGTTGGCCGCCGCGTCGCCGTATATGATGTTGTTGAACGACTGCGCCAGTCCGACGCCGTTTTGACTCGGCGCCTGGACCGTCGCCGCCTGCGCGTTCTGGACGTTGTAGGTGCGCGGATCCATCCCGGCGCTTGCCGCGCTGGACTGCGGCGCCGCAGTCGGGTTATTCATCAGGCCGCTGGCACCGCTTTGTAGTTGGTTCAGGATGTTGCCACCCTGCGTCCCCAAGAATTGTTGGGACTGGTTCCCGAAATTCGCGCTCCCCGACATTTGAGGAGTTTTTGCCAGGTCCTGATATTGCGACAGCAGACCCGGGTTGGCGGTTGTGCCATCCCCGTACACGATCGCGTCCGCGCGCGGGTCCAGCTTTTGCGTCTGGTTCGCGCCAGCTTCGGCGGCCTGCTTGTTTGTCTTTGCGGCACTCATCGCCCCGTATGCGCCGACTGCGGCGGCTGCGACTCCCCATGGCATAATTATTCCCCTTTACTTTTGTTGGTGCGGATGCAGACGATCATTGCAATCCGGTCGCGCTGTGAATCATTTTTTACCCAGTGCGGCACATCGTTTCTGAACCAATACGCCTCACCCGGAGTAGCGTTGATTACCCCATCAGGGAACCCGAAAACGGCGCCCGCATCATTCAGGATCGGCACATAGTATTTGTCGTAATATTCCGCGTGCCATCCCGTATCGACATGGGGAGCTATGCCGCCACCAGGCGGGATCTTGGTGATTAGTACGCCACCCAGGCGCTCGCCGCCGACATGCGCCATCAGGCTCATGACAACCCCGCGCACCTCGGGGATGCACTCCGCCTCCGGATACCAGACCGAATCGTGTTCATCGTTAAACGTGGCCGGCGAACGCTCAAGATTCGCGTACTCGTTGTACCGTACCCATATATCGGTCATTTGCGTATGGGGGGAGTCGTAGCGGTCAGCGCGCAATGTACGGCGCCCAAACAACTCAGGCTGTCGTACTAGCGCCATTTGCAAAGGCGCTATATTGATGCCTTCGGCGATTTTCAGAAAGCTAGTCATGGCTTTTAATCAAAACGTGGTCGACCTTCTCAGGGTCTGTTTCATCCGTCGCGTGCACGCAGAACCAGACCGAGTCCGTCACAGCGTCAATGTGATGCATCTTGCCGGCACCGATGGTGATGCAGGTCGGCCCGATATAAAGCCGCTCGACGCCATCCAGCGTAACGACGACCTCGCCCGTGGCAAGTATGCTCAAGTGATCGTATGCATGCGAATGCGTTTCGGCATAGTGACCTGCCGGCAGTTCCATTTTCTTCGCGTACTCACGGCCGGAAAAGAAGTGTTCGATTTTGAGGTCCAATTCGGTTGTCATACCTGCCCCTGCATCTTCTGCAAAATCGAGTCGGCGATGTGCTTTATGAACTCAGAATCATTGCCAGCCTGGCTAAGGACTTGCTCGAGCTGCGCCGCATTTGGATTGCCTGCTTGCTTAAGCTGCTGCACGACCTGCTGCGCCATCTGTGGAGTGGGATTCTGCGCAAGCTGCATCGCCAGTTGGATATCTTGTTGCGATGCACCGCCCTGTTGCGGCGCTCCGCCACCCATTGCTCCGAGCAATCCCGGCTGTTGAGCCTGTGGCTGCTGCGGCTGGGCCATCGCCCCTAAAAGTCCCTGTTGCATCATGATTTCTCCGTTATCCGAGTTGGTTCCAAGTGGTGCCGTCGTAGTAGTAGAAGCCACGCCCGCCGCCAGGATTCCAGTTGACGCCATCCGCGTATCGAAAATCCCCGTCGAACGGCTTTGGCGGGGGCGCCGTCATGCGCTCCAAGTGGCCATCAGAGAGCAGCAGAATGGCATTGGCGATCTTTTGCGTTTCCTCTTGCAGGTAGCGCGGGATATCCGCCGCATTCACCGGGACTGGGCCAGGCTGATACCCGATCGTGCTTAGGCTTACTTTCCTCACCACATCCCCCCGCCTTCTATGTCCAGGTCGTAGCTGTCCAGGCGCCAATTGAGTGACGTCCCGCTCTCGATTCTAACAGCTATGTACCTGCCGGAAACAAAGCAATCATTGGCCACCGTCTGCCCTATCACGTGCGTCATGGCCGGCCCGTATGTCGGCGTGGCATATGGGTCGTTCGACGCACCGATTTTTATCGTCACAGTCTCGCCGTTGTTGCCGATGATGCGAGGGCGCACGCCGCGCACCAGCTTGATTGTCTCGGGCTCGCCGACTGATAGTCCACGCCTTTCGAGGTACGCGATCGGGTAGACGCCATCGAACGTCGCGGAGGCATCGAGCATGTAAATCTTGGTCAGCGCGCTCGCCATCAGAACGCGCGAGGTGTCAGGCGTATAATCCGGGCCATTCCACGCGGTCAGGTCAGAGTCCCATGGGTCGCTGTCCTGATTCCAGTTGCCGCCCAGCGAGCTGTCGACTGGCCCAAAATTGGCATGGTTGACGGACGGCAATTGACGGAAACTGATGGTCTTGTCCACGTAGTTCCATACCATGGCACGGTCGCATACGCTGCTGCCGATGCTTGGATAACAGATCAGCACTTCATTGAGGAACGGGTTTTTGACGAGGAAGCACAGGTTTTTCGAGTCAACGTCGATGTTCTGGAACAGGAACCGGCGCGACTGCTTATCCAGCACGGAATTGGACGACTGCCCATCATGAACGATGACGTCCTCCCCTGTCAGCACGCAATGAAAGCCATCGAGCTCCACGATGCAATTGCGGTTCATCGCGCCACTGGTGCCGAGCACCTTGGAGAATCGGAATACGTACGTGCCGCCGACGAAATCCATGCGCCAGATACTGGCCTGCTTGTAGATCATGAACGAGTCGCGCAACTGCAAGCCGTCAACGATGTGATCCTGCCCCTCCGCGAGGTCGTTTTCCCCGGCCTCCTTCGTAGCATCCGCAGGGTTCCACGTCGAAGGCAGCGCGCCAGGGTCGGCCAAACTGGACCACTTCACCATGTACGGGTAGTTGGTGCTGCCTTTGGTGACGTTCAGGGCGATCAGGAAGTTTTTGTACGATTTGAGCGATTTGCAGTACGTGGCCGCCGGCCAGTTAAGCAGATCATTGAACTTGTTGGCGAGGTTCTGATCCCAGTACATCGGGACCGTCGCCGCGTCGCCCGCATTCAGGATCGGGATGCCAGCGAACACCGTGCCCGTCCAGTTGTTGACCACGCCGGCGCGGGGCGTCACGTGGCTGATGTCGGTGTGCGTTGTGACGCCGGCCAAGTTGGTCACGGCAAACTGCTTTGTCGCTGTCGTGTAGATCCAGTACCGCGCGCCGGCCACCAGCACCGGCATGATGTACTGCGGCGCGAAGCTTGGCGAGTTGTAGACTTCGCCATGGCCCAGGAACTGCGACGCGTAGCCGTCGAGGAAGCGGATATTCTGCGCGTCCGTCCAGGCGCCGAGCGGCAATTCGTGCACGCTCAAATCCTTGATGACGCCTGCGGCGCCGCAGTTGGGCACACGGATCATGCTCATTCTGTCGGCTCCTGCACGTCAGCCTGCGAAGCGTCGCCAGGCCAGATGTCGCCGATGTTCAGATCCGCACCATCCACCATAAAGGGCGACGTCAGGAGCTCGTCCACGATGACGCGGTTGACCACCACGCCGCCGGGGCCGATCACCGCCGCGATCATCGTTCCCCCCACACGTCGACGTAGCCATTGGCGCCGGCACCGGATTGCGCGCCGGTTCGCGTAGCGCCGCCACCGCCGGCGGGGAACACGCCGGGCGAACCGCTGACGGCGTCGCCAGCCGCGCCGCCTGCGCCACCATTAGCCGATAGGCCGGGGGCGCGGATAACACCGGAAGAATTTATTGATCCACCAGCCCCGCCGCCATAGACCGAAGATCCTGAGTCTACCGATGCGGAATTGTCTGGCTTGCCACCACCCCAAATAGAATTACTGCCATTGGAACCAGTCCCAGCCTCAAACCCAACTGAATTTCCGCTTCCGCTACCAGATACCACTACTTTTTGGCCATTGACTTGAATCGCACCACCAATATTATTGAGGCCACCACCAAACAACACCGTCGCATCGCCGCCAGCAACTACTAGGCGAGTACCGAATGCGCTGCTGCCACCGGCATTTGCTGTATTTGCGGCTACAGTGACGGCAGCACCGCCGGCACCGACTTGGATTATCTCGGTCGCGCCCAGCACGCTTGAAACGAAGCTGAACGGGAAGGCCCCACCACCTGGGCCGCCGATGGCGCCAGGGGTTGTAGTAGGGGCCAATGGCTTGATGCCACTCGATCCGGCCGAGCAAACGACGCCGGCATGCGATCGATAACCCGGTGGTTTCGTCCACACTGCGCCGGCCAAATAGCGCTTCGTATAGCTGTTGATGACGATCGATGTCAGCGTCGTGCCGTCGCATTGGATCAGGCGGCATTCGCCTGGGTACATGATGTATGAGGCCATGCCGTCGATCAGCTCGGCGCCGTTCGGATCAAGCGTAATATCGCCAGTACCTGAGTTGCGCAGATAGACATACCAGCCCGAAGCAAGCGTTGATGCGGCGGCAAAAGTCTGCGTGAACGTTCCGCTGGTGATATCCACCAACTTGCCGATGTCGGCTTGGGCCAGCGCCGTATTGCTGGTGCGCGCATCGCGGACAACGCTCTGACCAAGCACGACATCACGGTTCGGCATGGTTATTGTGCGCGTCGTTCCAGTCGTGATACCGGCAAGATTGACGGCCAACTGCTTTGTGGGATCGGCGCCGTCCGCCAGGCGCATCACCGTGGTGTTGATCAGGTTCGTCCAGCTCGCCGTGGTGCCGTCCGTGCCCAGCAGGCGGCCACCTGCGCCTGCTTGGTTTGGCAGCGCGGCGGCGAACGCCAGCGCGTCGGCATAGCGCTTCGTGATCGCCGATTGGTAGAAGTTCGTCCCGTTGTACATCAGCAATTGGGGCTGACCGGCCATGACGTCGGCGACAGTGGTATCCGCGCCCGCCACCGTCTTGATGGCGATGGCGCCGAGCCCTGAGATATTGAGTGTGCTGGCTCCGGTGCTGGACGTGATTGGGATGAACACGACAACCATGTTCAGGCTGTACGCGAGCAACGCAGGTGTCGGCGTCAGCGCGAAAGCATTTGCGGAGCCCATATCGGTGCCGGTGACGAACACGGTCCCTGTGAAGCCCGGGAAGCAATTTTTAACGGCAGTCTTCAGCAACCGGAGATGGTCGTCACCCTGCGACTTCGGGTCGCCAGGCGGCGGGTTCGCCGCGACCAGCGAAGAGATGTAATTGCCTGTTTCAAGTGCCATTTTAGTATCCCCAGCCGCGCGTGGTGCGGCGTGTTCCGATTAAAGAAATAGGCAACTCGGTGCGCAGCGGCGCAACCGATTTAGAACGTGACGCCTCCGCCGCTACTTGGCGCAAAGCATCGTCAAACATGGCCTTCCACGTGCCAATCCGCATGTCATCCTTGATATATGGTGCCGAGTGCAACAGCGAGCCATACAGGTATAGGTCCGGGTTTTTAAGCAGGATCGGATTGGTGAGATTGGTGGACGAGAGATTCAGCGATTCAACGTAGCGGAACATGAGCGGATAGGACTTGTCAGCCGGCCGGTCAAACGCGATATTGGCGCCGTCAATAGCCCAATAAATGGGGATACCAGCAGCATCATCGTTGATGCTGAGTTGCGTGGCTTCAACCGCGATGATATCTGAGCGGGGCTCGATATCGCGCATTTCTAGACGTAGTGGCGACCCATAGTCATCCGGGAGTGGGATGAAGCGCGACGCTATTTCGGTCGTCAGCGGCGCCTCAATTTCCTTGGCGTAGATGTTCAGCTTGCGGTTGATCGTCGCTTCCGCGAACACGATCCAGTCAGGAATACGGGCGGTCAGGTCCGCACGGTGCAGCTCGTCCGCGACAGCAGCCAGCAACCAGGTGTAGTCGCGGCCAGCCATTATGCCGCCTTCGGTTTGCGGCCAGGTTTATTGCGAGCCGGCGGCAAGGATGGATCTGGCTCGGCATTGACAGGCGGCACTTCCTCATATGCGTCATGCACGGTATCGGCCTGATTGGCGCCGGCTTGATCGTCAGCCCAGTCCTTGAATCCCTCGTCACGCGCGCCAAGCTCTTGATCGACGTCGGCAACCTGCCGCACCTCTCCGCCTCGATACAGCGCTTTTGGGTATTCTTCCATTTCGTTCTCCAGTAAAGACCCCGCCGAAGCGGGGTCCGTGGTTTAGTTCGACAGGATGCGCGCGGCCAGTTGCGCGCGCAACGTCTTGTAGCCATACAGCACATCGACGCGGGCCGGGAACTGGTCATTGGCAATGGTGTACTGGCGAACCATACGCATGCTGATGCCCTCGAAGGTTTCGCGGGCTTTCCAGTCCACGCCATCAGGCATGACCAGGTCGGCGCTCACGAATGCGAACGCATCTTTGTGGTAGGCCAGCGATGGGCGATAGACGGCGCTGGCGCCGCCGATCTTGACCACTGCGGCGCCGTTGGCAGGCGAGGCCACGACGTTCTGGCGCGCGCCAGTAGCGACGATGGCTGGCGAGATTGCCAGCGAGCCGGCGCCGCCAGCGTAGTCGGCGGTGACAACGAACTGTTGCAGGTTGCCAGTGTCGGCCTTGCTCTCCGGGTGAACTCGGTTTACGCCCAACGTGACGACGTCGCCGCGCTTGAAGGTGGCCGTACCAGTGGCAACAACCACCGTCGAACCGGTCTGGCCGGCGCCGTTGACGGTGTAACCGGTGGCCGATGCGGCGGTGCCGGTCAGTTGCGACTGCAACAGCGTGTTCTCGTAGATGTCACCGAAACCGGCAGTGCGGCCAACCTTCCCTTCGCGGTACTGCTTGGCGATTTCGGTCGAGTCCTGGAACAAACCTTTCAGCGCGTCGACCAAGTCGAGGTTGTCCTGCGTGTTCAGCAGCAGCGTGCGGTTGGACGAGGGGGCCAGGGCGTCGGTCAGCAGCTTGCGACCTTGCAGCGCGGTACGCATGGTCATGGTGCTGCCAATGTTGTTGACGGTCTGGTAGACGTCGAGTGCCATCGACAGCGCGTCGGCTTCGATGTTGGCGGCCAGGACTGCCATTGCTGGCTCGATGATGCGCGAGCTGAAGTCGTCCAGAGACAGGGTCAAGTCAACGGCGGTGAAGTTCAGATCGACACCTTTTTGCGTAGCGACCTGGATGGTCACCGATTGTTCGACGGTGTCCTGCGGAACCATGGTGGCGCCGGTGCGGACGACGTATTCGTTCGGCAGACGGATCTTCAGCGAGTCGCCGATCTTGGCGCCGGATTTGGCGAACGAGTCGTCATACTGGCGGTTGATCGAACCGATGAAGTTGATCTTCTGGTGCAGAATCCGCAGCGATTCGCGTGTGATCATCTGCGGGGTCAGGAGCGTATTTGCCATGATGCTATTTCCTTTGAGTGGTTGCGCCGATTAGCGCGATTTACGAAGTTGTGAATCTCTGTGCGCCATCCATTCGGCCGTGCTCATCTTGCCGGGGTCGCGCTGCGCCGGGCTGCGGGCGCTGTTGACGCGAGTGACTGGCTTTTCTTGAACGGTGGCCGGTGGTTTGGCGGCTGGCTTTTTAGCCATCTGGTCGAACTGCTCGGCCTTGTGCAGAATCTTGAACAGAGCCGGATACTTGACCAGGATCGGGCCAATGGCCTTTTCCGGGATGCCGTTCTCTTGCACATATTTCTGCAGTTGGTTATCGCGCTCTGGCGACCAGTTGGGGATTTCACGCGTTACGTACGCACTCGCTTCCTGAACTTGCTTGGCAAGGGTTTGCTGCTCGTTCAGAGCAAATTGCTGCTGCTTCTGCGTGACCGACTGTACTGCTTGCTGACGTTGAGCTTCCAACGCCCGCTGTTGCTGCTGGTAGAGCATGGCCTGCTGGGGGTCGTCACGAATCAACGCCTCCCAATCGACCTTGTCGTACAGGGCGAGCTGGTCGCTGATCGCAACCACCTTGGCATATTCCTGCACGTATTCCTGCTGCTGCTTTTGTTGCTCGGACGACTGTGCCTCAAACGCGCGGCGCTCTTCCGCCAGCGCCTGCGTCTTCTGCGTGTAGTTCGCATGCATCATCCGCTCGGCCTGGAGCTTTTCAGCGGCCGACTTCGGCAATTCAAACTTCTTGCCATCGACTTCGATTTCGCCAAACTCTTCGGCTTCGGTTTGCTCTTGCGAGTCCTCCCCCGTATCGATTTGCTGGTCGTTGTCCACCACGTCTAGGTTTTGATCCTCGACGGCAGTGCTTTCTGCTGCGCCGGAATCCTGCGTGCTGCCAGGTTGTTCCATGTCACTCATTTGCTTCTCCAGAAGTGCCGACTTACGCCGGCGGTTTAGCTATCAGCCAGCGGACTGGTCAACAGCAGAAATCGTGAATGTGCCAGCCGATGGGCAGAGGATGAAATATCCACCAATCGGCAATTTGATATCGAAAGGAAACGTGTTGCCCTGCGTGATCACCAACCCGAGCGCGATCGTACTCGACCAGGTTTTGACGATGGTACCTGTGCTGCATGTCAAGCCAGCAGCAGACGATTGCCGAACGTTCATCGTGCAGGCGCTGGCGGCCAGTACAGTCGTCGCGTTGGTGCACGATGGGCTGATGGCGATGTTGGCCGCCTTGGTCACGTCTGCGGCTTGATATGCAGTCGAGACAGCGATAGTGCGCGCGGCTGGGGTGCCGAAGTTGAATGTAGGCGCTGGCGTGCCTGCAGGCCCCACTGGCCCGGTGGGGCCCGTCGCACCAGTATTTCCTATTGGCCCCTGAGCACCTGTCAATCCAATTGGGCCTTGCGGGCCAGCCGGCCCCTGCACTCCGGCAGCGCCTTGCGCCCCAGTAGCTCCCACTGTTCCATCTAAACCAGCCGGACCTTGGACGCCTTGGATGCCTTGCGGCCCGATTGGTCCTTGTGGCCCCTGTGGGCCAGTCGTTACCGCCACCGACACCACGCCGCCGTCGATGCCCAAGGCCGTCCCCATGCGCACGCAGGTAGGAATAGCCCCATCGGCGATTGACGGCATGACCAGCATGCACGGCTCGGTGGCGTTCGGCGGAGCAAAGCGGCTGATATAGGCGCTGTTGGCGCTATTTCTCTGGTCGTAGCGAATGGCGTAGGCGATTTGCGCCTGCGCAGACTGGGCGACCAATGCGACGATAATCGCGGTGATGATGCGTTTCATAACGTCCTTATTTAGTGGATTGTTGAAGCTCTACGCATACATATTTCAAGATGTGGTAATCGACCTAATCAGCCCACCATCATCGAGATTTGCGCCGCAATCTGTGGTGCCACGAACAGCGAGCCGGCTTGGTTGTAGTGGGTGCCCTCAACGGTGTACGCGATGCCACCAGCGCCCACGTTCCAGCGCGTACGGTCACCAGGTGCGCTCGTCATCAAATTGACATCGAAGATCGCGATAGCGCCCGCAACACCAGCAAGCGTCGAAGTGTTGTATGCCTGGATTTCGCTCGATATCGCATTCGGGGTCTGCCCCGCGATGGTCGTCCAATCGCCAGTGGTGATCGATGGCAATGTAGTGAATGCGATGGGGTAGGTAGAGCCCCACAGGTTCTTGAACGTCAGGCGGTCCGCAATGGTTTGTACGGCGGTTCTGCCTGAGGAAAGGTCATTAATCGCCGGTTCGGCCAGCGCGTGCGTGCTGTACCGCTTGGCAAGCGCGATTCGTTTCGTGCTTGAGGCCAACCAGCCGTTGCCTGACCCGGATAACTGATCACCGGAGACCCCAACATGCATGTACGGCACATTAGCGGCACGCAACGCGCGCCCAAGATGCCCCTGAGCATGCGTGTTGTCGCCGGTATCCCCGCGACCGACAGAGTTGCTGTCGATGCTCAGGGCGACTGCTGGACCGTCTGCCGTGCTGAAGATGGCCGATGGTGTGCGAACGAAGGCACCAGCAGACGGGGTGGACGTTGCAAGGGGAAGTGCGGATTTATCTAGCACGCCGACAAGATTAGGAACGCCTGTGGTGCCATATTGTTGGCGAGCTTTGCCGTCCGCTGCATACCAGGAAAAGAACGTGATTTGTCCGGTGGTTGTGCAGTAGTTCCCGATACTGAACTCGGCGCCGGCCGGGATAGTGAAGCCTAACGTCACTTCGTCGGACTTTAAGTTTGCACCAGGCGCCACCGTCCCCGAGTTCAGGCCGCCAAACGTGATACGCGTCACATTACCGTTGTATGTGACATCCGCCTCCCACGTCTCGGTACCGGTGTTGTTTGCTTCCGCTCGGCCGGTGACATACCAACCGGGGAACTCAACCCCCAATGTAGTAAGATCGCGCGCAGCGGTATAGAACGTAACGTTCATCGATTGGGTATTCGACGCATGTTTAGCATCAGGTATGAATGTGTTGCCTGCGGCACTGATCTGGCGCGATGCAACCGGCGTCACCGATGCGGATGCGGACGAGAGAGGCGACGCCGCGCCAACCGAGTTGATGGCCTCGGCCTGGATCGTCACCGCTACACCGTTCGGCTGACTGCCGATGCTCACGGCCTGGTATGGCAACCCATTTGCCGCAACCGTCGTGATCTGCCCATTCGAAGATGTGAGCCTGTACTGGCTGGCGGTACCGGTCGCCGGAGCGATCAAATTAACCATGACGCGATTGTTAAAACCGGTCACTGCCGTGATGACTGGAGAAGTAGGCGTAACCACCCCGCCTGTGTTATCCACGATTTCCATGCCCAGCGCTGGGCTTACTTGCGCCGAGGCGTCGCACCCGATGGCGTACGGGGTATCGGCCTGCAGCACCGTGTAGTTTAGTGTGTTCACGGCATTTGCCACTGCGCCGGCAATATTGGATTTGGTATATGGAGCTGCCTTGAGCGTTTTGGTAAATTGCAAGGTGGCGAGCACGCCAGGCGGCATTTTTGCGTTGATGACGCCGCCGACAATAGGCTGTCCGCTAAGTATTGGCGCGCCGGTAGCGCTGACGGCACTCTGCCAGTCCATGCGATAACCGCTCGCGTTGGCTGTTGACGGCTGTTCGTCAATGTCGTAACTGACATTGCCGCCAACAGCAGTCACGCGGATATAACCGCCGTTGTTCATCTGGTCCGAAGCAGAGGCCGTTACTGCGCCCTTCGGCCAAATACGCCAGGTGGCCGCGTTGTTGGCTACGTCAACGCCTGTTCCTGTGGTGTACTCGACAATAGCAGTCGCGCCGGCCGCTGGATTCACGTTGACGATTTGCCCGGCGCCCACGACGCGAGGTCGTGAAATATGGCCGGCGTTGATAGAAAAGGTCGGCATTACATCATTCCTTCAGGTGGGGCGCCTTGCGGCATGGGTTGCGGTTGTTCTTGCTGCATCTGGTTTGGTGGAACTTGCGGAGGCTGTGGGGGCATCTGCTGTTGCTGTGACGGCTGGCCTCCAGGCGTGATATCCGGCCCGTTGAGCGCCGATTGCGTGACCTGCATGCCAAGTGACGCGGCGAACTCAGGCGATGCCTGAAGGCCCAATGCTGCCATCCTGTCGGTTTCGGCCTTGTAGGCGTCGATATCGGCTTTGCGCTTGTCGACGTTGACTTTTTCCTTGTCCACGTCGCGGTCGGCCTGTTTGTCGTTGAGCTGCTGAACAGCTTGTTGCAACTGCTGCGTGAGCTGCTGAACCTGTTGCTGCATCGCCTGCGCTTCAGGGCTCTGGCCCTGCAATTGCGGCGGCAACATTTTCTTGAGTCGTTCGGCAATCTCTTCGGCGCCCGGCCAGTCCAGGTTCTTCGCCAGCAGATCGCCGATGAGCGCTGCCGAAGCGGGAACGGCGCGCATGAACTCGATGATCTGACTTGCAGCTTCCTCGCGGCGCGTGGTGTAGCTCGGACCAGTTTCACACGTGACATCGTACTTGCCAGCGGTCAGGTCGAACACCCGGGCGACGTTCTGGGCGTCCTGCTGCTGGTCCATTTGCCCCTGTTGCTGCGGTGGAGGTGGCTGCTGCCCGTTGACCGGCACTTGCTGATTGGTGCCGTCTTCGTGGATCACGCGCAGCATCCGTGGCCCGCTGTAGACCTTAGGGATCATGTCGCACAGGATCCTGCCGGCGTGGCGGATGGCGCGCGATAGGTTGTCGGTAAAGTTGAAGGTACTGACGTCGCCCTCGCGCTGGCGCGCCAGAATGGCCTTGCCGCTCGTCTCGTTCGATTGGGCGCCCAACGAGGCATCGAATATACCCATGATCGACTTCATGTCGTCCGATGCGTTGATGGCCTCTTGCAGCGCGCCGGCCGGCGGCCCAGCGAACGGCTGGCGCTGCGGTGGAGGCACGTTGACGCCGTTAATCTCGATTGCGTCGTACTCGATATGCGAGTAGCTGACCGTGTTGGCGCTCTGCCACTTGACGGAGTCAGTGGCGAATTGGCCGACAGCGCCGATAAACGGAGTCTTCGGCGCCAGAGCGACGAGCTCGGTACTGGCCGTGCGCCAGAAATTCAGCATCTGTTGCGGATCCTTGGCAAAGCGCACCAGCGATAGGAAATGGCGCTCTCCGTCAACCACCACTTCATCGCCGTAAACCGGTACGATCGGGATGTACTTCCCGGCCCAGTCGTTCGTCTCAAGCACCTCGGCGCCGCTAATGATGCGCTGCGTTACCTTCATGGTCTTCGTCGGGCGCGTGTCGGTGACGGACACCTGCAACATGTCGAAGAAGTCACGGTTCTCTTCGTATTGCTCTTCCAACATCACCGCGTCATTGCTCAGCTTAACTAGGGTGGCAGGGACTTCCTCGCGCCTCCACCACTCGGCAACACGCACTTCATCCTTTCGGAACCAGTCAGCGCCGTCGCGGCTGTCGGCTTCCCAGTCCACCAATTGGGCTTTGGGCCACTTGCGCTTGAATTCCTTGTTGCTGTACATCTCGGTGACGAAGCACACGTTCCAGTCGGCAGAGTCGGCCGCGCATGACATCGGGTCGCCATATACCGTCAGCGGGTTCTTGATGACCTCGATGCAGATGTCTTGGTCGAAGACGTCGTCACCAGCATAGTCAGTGCTGATGCGGAAGTAGCCGAAGCCGCCCGTCACGGCGTTGTCGAGCGCGTTGTCATAGGCGACATCGGCATTGCTGGTGTATTCGATGTTGCGGGCTAAGCCGTCTAGGATCTTCGCTGTTTCCTGGTCGGCGCCGTCGCCCACAGGGTGGAATTTGATGCTAGGCGTGTTCTGGCGGGCGTCGTTGGTGACTTGGCGGATGAAGGCTGGTAGGCGATTGATGGTGAGACAGGGGCGCCCTTCGCGCTGGCGTTGCTGGCGAATTTCTTCAGGCCATTGCTCGCCCAAACGGGCGAAACGGACGTCATCTATCCAGTTTTGGCGATTCAGATCCTCTTTGTCACGGCAAAGGTTGAAAGCCTCGCGCGCCTCAATGATCAGATCATCATCTTTTTTCGTGGTCATTGTTCGCGCCAATCAGGGTAATGCGGTGGGATTTTCGCGATATTATGCCTTTTCCTTAAACAATGCAATCAGGAATCGGGCTAGCCCATCCAACCACCAGCGGCGGCATGCTGTCGCGGCGCCGCTGGTGGTGCGGGTTTCTTCGCTTTCCTGGCGGCCTCGCAGGCGTAGCGCAAGGAATCTATCACGTGGTTTTTCTTGTCCTCCAGCAGCGGCAAGACGAGCCCAGTCAGCGGATCGGTCTTGTAGCGGTACAGCGTCAACTCATCGATCGTATGAACACAGCGTGGATGGACGATGATGTCGTACGACTTGAGGAACTCGATACCTTCCTCGACCGATTTAGCGCCCTTCTGAGCTGGATTGATCTTCGGGAAGCCGTGGCGTCGCATATAGCTGATTGTCTCCGGACGTGCGCTATCGGCAGTGATGAACCACTTGCGCGAGTCTGGCACGCGGTCGAAAAGGTCGGGAAGCTGGTCAATCTCACAGCCCACCATGTACGCCTCATAGTCGACATAGAGGCGCCGCCCTTCGATATCGCAGCGCACCAATACCGAAGGATCGACCGAGAAGCCCCAGTCGGCGCCCAGCCGGTGAACTGTGCCTGCGGGCCGCTCGAACTCCTCGACCTTCCAGTTTTTGAATACGCGCGCCTCACTGTTCGTCTCGTACTGGCCCAACCAAATATGACGGTACTTCTCTGGGTCGCGCGCCCTATCATAAGCCATCTCGTCTAGCAGCTCTTGCGGGCACCACGGGTTATCCATGTAGTTCGACTCAACCACGACGGCGCCAGGCGGTGGGTTCTCACCTCGTAATAGAACATCGACAGGATCCGTAGCAAAGCGAGGGTTCCAACTGAACCACAGTTCGCTTCCTGGTGCTCGCAAGGTGGGGCGCAACAGGTCTAGGCTGCGCTGCGTGGCAGTCTGCGCCTCCTCGAACCACGCGCGCTTGAACCCTTCGAGCGACTTAATCGAATCATTGGTGTGGTCCTGCATGCCTTGGAACATGCAGATGCCGCCGTTCTTCGCCTTTATCACGGCGTCTTGCACCTCGAAATAGGCGCCCGCGTTCATGGCCTCAATCTTGGTTTCGAGCAGCTTCTTGACAGAGAACTTCAGGGACTTCTGTATCTCGCGCAGGCAAACCGAATCCATGCGCTCTCGAATGTGCTCCTCGATCAGCATCTCGGCGAAGAAATGCGACTTTCCGCTACCTCGGCCGCCGTGGCCACCCTTGTATCGAGCAGGATGCAGCAAAGGCTCGAACACTTCAGCAGTCTGCAGGATGAGCTCACTCATTTTGGCTTGATGATTTGGCGCGTGATCTTTGTGAACTCGACAGTGCCAGCATGCTCGATCTCCTGGCGGTCGCGCCACTCAGCCGGCTTGCGATTCTTCAGCCAGAAGATCGCAGCCGTCGTATCAGGGGGATAGTGCTTGATAATCGGCGTCTGGACGATTTCTTTGTCGACTACGCGAATATCAATTTCCGGATGCTCGTAACCTAGGGCTCTAGCGAAGAGGCTGCGCTCTACTCGTTCATCCGCTTCCACCTTGCCAGCCTTTAGGGCCTGACAAAATTGCTCACTTTCATTCTTCCATCGGTAGAGCGTGCGGACATCGATGCCGAAGAAATCAGCAACCTCCGCATCTGTTGCGCCAATGCGACATAGTTTCGTCGCCTGCTTGATGAATTCCTCTTTGAACTTGCTGGGCCGAGCCATGATGTGTTCGGAGTTCCCTTGGGATTGTTCCGCCTGTTGGTTGAGTCATGGCAATTCTACACGCATTGGGCAAAAAAAGACCAGCCTGAGCTGGTCAAAGGTCATGCTTCGGTTCAAACCGCCGGCGGATGACTTCCGGCTAATCCTCCCAAGGCTAATGCGATGAAACTGAAGTGGTGCACCGGAGATGATCCCGGCTTCCCGAGGCGTCATCTATTAGCCTGCGAGGCAAGCCGGAGTCGAACCAGCCCAGTCGTTGCTACAAGTCGGCCATAGCCGCTATGCACCTTAGCTCCACGCGCGCGCATCATCACTGCGCATTGCACCACACAAAGAGATAATTGGCGGGGACTCGAACCCCAAGACTTACGCCCCAGCTACTTACGCGTTTTCGCTGTTGCTGCACATCGCCGTGATGCTGGCCCTACGCCCCAAGCCAACTTATCAATTACCTCTTTGTGTGGCGTCTCTTGCGAGATTTAAAACTATTTGGTGCCGCTCGCCATCTGAGCGCTCGTCCTGGTGGCCTAGGACGGCGGGAATCGGACCCGCGACCGCACCTGTGTTGCTCCTGTTGATCTTGGGAGTTGCCTCTCCCAGCGCTCTCTTGCGGTGCGCGGCTTCTTACGTTGACCGCTCCGACCTATCTACTCGGTCGGAGCCAGTCTCGCCGCCGTCGGCAATAATGGGCTTCCATCTGTGGGGTAGGCCTATGCGGGCGGCAGCGAGAACCTTGATTCTACACCAGCTTGCGGCCGAGTCAATCCTGCCGCGTCAAAATATGGTGCTTCACCATCTCCATCACACCAACTGCGGCGGCGATCGTCATAGTATCGAAATCAGGCCCGTCAACCACCTGCAAAACGCGATCAAAGAGCAACGAATTAATGAACTTGACGTCTTTCGCTTCAGGCACTATCCCGGGGCGGATCGCCAATACCTTCTTTTCGTCGCTCATCGCCCCGCCCCTTTGCTAGGGAACCCCAGCTCACGCCGCGCGCGCTCATGCTCCTCTGTCGTCATTGGAAGTACCTCCCGGCTATCGTATCGACCTCTTCCAGCGACTTGTCGGACAGGTTGCGGGTGTCGTAGAGCTGGCCGGCCAGAGCGGCGTAGCGGCGCACTGCCTCGGCGTCTGGCGGCGCCAGTTCGTGCACGATGCGCGCCAGGGCCTGGAGCTGCTGGGCGCGCAGGTGGTGCAGCAGGCGGTTATCGTGTGCCATTATGTCAGTCCCCATGTTGATATGACCGCCCAAAGTATCTTGCAGCCGATGTGGATTGCCTGATCAGTATTGAGCCCAATGTGCCCCTCACATTTCAGCCAGTCCGTAACGGCATGGATCACTGTTTCGGCCAAAGTAAGCACAAGGGATCCTGTCAGTAACAGCACAAACCCGCCATGGATGACCGAGTGCGCACCCAGCGCATGCGGCCAAAACATCTTGCCCAGCGACGTGTTACGGTTCTTTGCCTCAGACAAAAAAGGTCCCTGCAAAGGATAGTCGGCCAGTGCGTGCGCAAAAGTCAACATCGCCAGAAGGTGGATAAATTCCATCATGGCATGGCCTTTCCGATTGCGGCAGCCACGCGCAGCACGGCATGCGCTTCGTCGCCCTCATCACCACCCCACCATTCCTGCGCCAGATGCCGGTCGAAGTTGTAGCGCGCGCTCACGCCGCAGTCGGCATAGTCGATGTTCATCTTCAAGGCGCGGATCAGGCGGAGGCGGTCGCCGTCGCCGGTGAGCGGGTTCCAATATTCAGTTCCCCTCTCCTTGGAATGAATATGCGGCTCCAGATCATCCAAATAGAAAAAACTATATCCGGCCGCCTTGGCAGCTAGCTCTAACAGTTCGCGGTCGTTCATAGCGCCTCCAGCAGCGCACGGATGCGCATCATCAGCATGCTGTACTCGATTTCCGCAATGCGGGCGATCCTGGCGGCGATCATGGCATTCTCACATCGCTGATGTGCGGCACGTATGGGTCTGCCTGCGCTGCACCCTGCATGTTGCGGTACTGCTTGAGCGGGCTGCGCAAGGCTTCAATGTCGCCCAACACCTGCTTGATGTGCACTGGGTCAGGATCGAACGGCAGCGGCTCAGTGTCGAGCTCGTTCGCAGCCAGCCACAGAGCGTCGTCCTCCTCCATGCGGTGCCAAAGCCATGCACAGAAACAGTAGCCAGCGACACCCAGCACCAGCAGAACACTGATCAGGTTGAGGCCCTCTTCGGTCAGAAACTTGTCCATCTCATCCCCCTTGGTTATTTGGCGCTCTTGCGCGCCGTCTTGGTACGGATCAAAAACAACTCCCAGTTGGCCCTATTCGAGCCCTTCACCTCGCGAACGCCGCGCTCGATGTCCTGCCAGCCGCGCTCGCTCATGTAGCATATGCGCCCGGCTTCGGCCTGCGTCAGGCCGGCGGCGATGCGCGCGGCCCGGATTTCTTCTCTTGTCACCATATCTGCATTTCCGCTTTTTCTTCGTCGGTCATTGGCGCGGTGAGCCAGCGCCACGCTGCTTTGATTTTGGTCCACATGATTGATTCTCCAGGTGATGCCCCGAAGGGCGGGTTGTTATTCCGGCCAAGCTACGCCATTAAGGTTGGCAATCATCCGAGATATACGGACTAGATG